TTGAGTTTTTTGCAGATGCAGATTTACTAGTAGTACATACTAACGCTGGTGGTGTAGATGCTACATTATCTTTAGCTTCTAACCCATCTTCTGTATCTCAATACTCTGTTTCTGGAGCTGGAGAATCTGGAGGTGGCAGCATTACACTAGGATCAGGCGCTACAGCTGGTGATAAATATACTATACAAAGAAACTTATCTTTAGAAAGAACTACTGATTTTCCTACTTCTGGTACATTTCCTATAGAAACTCTTAATACAGAATTAGATAAAATTATTGCATTATTACAACAAGCTGAAGTAAAAATAAATTTAACTCCAAAAGCATCTTCATCTACATCTACAGCATTCGGTCTTACATTTCCTGAATTAGTTGCTAACAAACTATTAACAGTTAATTCAGCTGGAGATGCATTAGAATTTTCACAAGAAATAGGTACATTTAAAGGAAACTGGGGAGCTTCTACATCATATGTGCAAAGAGATATTGTAAAAGATACCAGTACAAATAACATATTTATAGCATTAACATCTCATACAAGTTCAGGATCACAACCATTAACAACTAATACTGATTCTGCTAAATGGTCTTTACTTGTTGATGCCGCTAGTGCAACTACTAGTGCAACAAATGCAGCCTCAAGTGCAACAGCTTCGGCAAATAGTGCAACTGCTTCTGCAAATTCAGCAACTGCAAGTGCAAATAGTGCTACAGCTAGTGCAAGTTCAGCTACTTCAGCAGCCAATAGTTTTGATTCTTTTGATGATAGATATTTAGGAGCTAAATCTTCTGAGCCATCTACAGATAATGATGGTGATGCTCTTGTTACAGGTGCCTTATTTTTTGATTCGACTGCAAATGCTACAAAAGTTTGGACAGGATCAGCATGGCAAACAGTTACAGTTTCTGCAAGTAACCAAACAAATATTAATACTGTTGCTGGTATATCTAGCAATGTAACAACTGTTGCTGGGATAGCTTCTAATGTAACTTCGGTTGCTGGTGTTAGTTCTGATGTAACTACTGTAGCTGGAATAGCTAGTAATGTTACTACTGTTGCTGCAGATGGTACTGATATTGGTAATGTTGCTGGATCAATTAGTAATGTCAATACTGTTGCTAGCAATATATCTAATGTCAATACGGTAGCTGGAGCTAATTCTAATATTAGCACAGTAGCTGGAGCTAACTCAAATATATCAACTGTTGCTTCTAATATTTCTGGAGTAAATAGTTTTGCAGATAGATATAGAGTAGATTCTAGTGATCCTAGTTCTAGTCTTGATGCTGGTGATCTAGCATTTAACACAAGCTCAAATACATTAAAATATTATGATGGCTCTGCATGGCAGACTATTACAGCTGATACTGATGTAAAAACAAAAGTATCTGCTAATGATACAACAGCTGGTTTCCTAAATGGTAAACTTGTTGCTGGATCAAATGTGACTTTCACTGAGGGCAGTGATGGTGGTAATGAAACATTGACGATAGCCGCAACTGATAATAGTATACCATTTGCGATAGCGTTGGGTTAGGAGAGATATTATGGCAAATAATTTTAGTCAAGCAGATGCAACACTAGCTAATAATAATTTGACTACTATTGTTTCCACTACAAGTAATAAGCAAATTGTAATT